ATACAAAGCTGGTTAGATACATTGGATTTGGATGCGGAAAAAATGGTTCATGCAAAAATATGCCTTGAACTAGCACAATCCTTTGATAATGACGGACATACGTCAACTGCTGAGGCATTAAGACGAGCTGTCAATGACCTTAAGAAGCTGGTAGCTGCTTCCAAGGTAGAAATAGACCCATTAGCGGAGATGTTGAAAAGATAATGCTTCAATTGCCAGCTAGATACACTCAACCCTTATCTGAGGACTTCCCTACAGACGGAGATATCCTTATCAAGTTTGTAGAAGCCTTTATGACCATGCAAGAGTCAGGGGATGAGCCAATCAAGCTGGATGAGTGGCAGAAATGGCTATTACGCCATATGCTAGAGAGATATCCAGAAGATTATCCTGACCCTAATAGAGCAGGTAGATTAAGGTATAGACAAGTGGTCGTATCTATGGGTAGACAGAACGGAAAGTCAACTTTGACCCAAGCCCTGTCACTGTACGCTCTTCTGATGCATGAGAAGGGACCAACGGTAGTTGGAGTAGCATCATCTGTTGACCAAGCAAGAATTGTATACAACAGAACCCTATATAGCGTTACAAATAACAAATGGCTCAAGAAAAGGTTTGCTAAGGCTACTGAGCATAGAGGTTTGATACTAAATGACGGTGCTGGAAGCTACATGATTAAGGCAGCTAAGGAAACAGCCTTACAGGGCATTGCAGTATCCTTTGGCATTGTAGATGAGCTTCACATTCTGCCCAAGGGTCTATATTCATCCCTTACACTAGGTACTTCCACCAAAAAGGATGGAATGGTAGTAGGTATTACTACTGCAGGGGATGAGAACAGTGAAACCCTTAAGGAGTTATATGCTAACGGAGAAAGAGCTATCTCAGGCGATAAAGACTTTGAAAGATTTGGATTCTTCTGCTGGGAAGCACCTGAAGGTGCAGCTTTGGATAATTTCAGTGCTATCTACGCTGCTAATCCTGCTGTTGCTGCTGGTCGTATTCCACTAGACACTATCCTATCTGACCTACGCTCTATCCCAGAGCTAGAAGCACGTAGATACAGACTTAATCAGTTCATAGAACAAGCCATGATACCTACCTGGTTGCCTATGAACCTATTTGATGCTGCAAATGGGGACGGTATAACTGAAAAGACCAACCCAATAGTATTTGCAGTAGATAGAACATCTTCTTGGGGTAATGTGACTATCTCAGCAGCTAGAAAATGTCCTGACGGTACATATCAAACAGAACTAGTTAGAAGCTATGTTAACCCTACAGAACAACAGGTTTATGATGACCTGAAAGACCTATATCTCAAATACATGCCATTGGGTATTGCTTTGGATGATAGGCAGATGCCAAATGTAGGTAAAAAGCTAAAACTATCAGGCATTCCAACATATCAGTTATGGGCAAAAGAAGTAGCAGCAGCTTGTGCTTTCGTTTACTGGTTATTTGGTAACGGTAAAATAAAACATAACAATGACCCATTGTTAAGAGACCAAACCGCTAGAGGAATAGCCAAATTTAGTGGTGAATCGTGGTACATATCACGAAAAGAGTCAAAGGGAGACTTAGATGCTCTGATGTCAACTATCTTTGCATTATATGTTTCTAGCATTGTAGAAGGACCAACATTACAAGTTTATTAAGAAACACCATAAACTTATGGTAGAATAGAAGGAGATTTTATGGCTAATTTATTTCAGAGAGTATATGAAGCGATTATCAATAATGATAACGTTCAAGAAACTCGTTCAGTAAGAACAGCACCAACCAGACCAGCAGCCAGTTACTCTACAGAGGTAACGGCAGACACCGCTATTAGCCTGACACCTGTATATCGTGCAATTCAGGTTATTGCAACCCCAGTATCTAAGATGGATATCAAAACATATCGTTTTGCTGGTGGGGTAGAAGAACAAATTGAAAACCCTATCTTTGTTAACAAGCCATCACTACTTGAGACAAGACGAGAGCTACTATTCCAGACAGTATCTAGCCTGGCTTTGACTGGAGAAGCTTTCTGGCACAAGACATTTAATTCAAACGGTACATCAATCAATTCAATTAGACTAATACCATCTAAGTCAGTACAGGTACGAGAAGATGCATTTGGCAATAAGCTATTTGATTACTACATCACAACAACCTATCCAAACACTGAGATGGCAACTGTTACTGCCAAGGAAATGGAGCACATTAAGTTGTTCTCCATTCCTGGCATTCTACGTGGTGTAGGACCTATCCAGACTTGTAAAGAAGATATTGCAGCTGCTCTAGACCTAAGAAAGTATGCTTCTACTTGGTTCCAGAATGCTGGGGTACCAACAGGACTACTAAAGACTAACCAGATGATTACAGCTGACCAAGCAGATGAGATTACATCTCGTTGGCATGAAAAGCAAGCTAATCGTCAGCTAGCTGTAGTTGGAAATGGTTTTGACTATGACCCTATTGCACTATCACCAAAAGATGCATTATTTACAGAAGTACAGTCCCAGATGGTTCAGTCCATTGCAAGACTGTTTGGTGTCCCAGCTCGTTTGCTCCTAACAGGTGTAGACGGAACTTCTGACACCTACTCAAATCTAACTGAGGAGAACCAGGTATTCTGGAGGCACACGCTGATGGCATATCTAGACCCAATTGAAGATGCAATGAGTAACTGTTTGCCAAGAGGAACCAGAGTCAAGTTTGACTATGAAGGTTTGTTCAAGGCAGACCTAAAGGCTCGTTACGATGCCTACAAGGTAGCCGTTGACGGTGGCTGGATGAGTCCTGAAGAAATCAGGGCAAAGGAAGGTATAAATGGATAATCTAGAGATTAGACAGATAGAACTTCGTGCTAAAGATGATGAGCAGAGAATTGTTGAGGGTATTGCAGTTCCATATGGTGTAGAAACCAATGTAGGTGCATACGTAGAAAGATTTGCTCAGAACTCTATATCTGATGATGTATCAGAAGTAAAGCTGAAGTTTGGACATGAAGGACTTCCTATTGGTAAGGTTGTAGAAGGTCGTAACGAGGAAGATGGATTTTATATCCGTGCTAAGATTAGCGAAACTTCTCAGGGAAATGACGTATACACACTTATCAGAGACGGAGTTCTAAATAAATTTAGCGTGGGATTTATCCCAGTAGAATCAGAGCGTGATGGCAATGTTGTTGTCCGTAATCTGGTCTCGCTTAAAGAAGTATCAGTTGTTGAGCAACCTGCTTACTCTGATGCACAAATCCTTGCTGTACGTGAGGATACAAATGACACTATAAAGGAGGTTCCTTCAATGGAATCAATTAACAATGACGCAAACCTAGAGTTTGCTGTTCGTAGTGTTCAGGATGAGGTAGCGGAACTACGCCGTGCTGTTGAAGCTGGAGTGCAGGTTGCTACCCCTACTCAGACAGTAGACACACGTTCTGCTGGTGAGGTTCTGAAGGCAATTGCTGCTGGCGATGAGGCTACAATCCGTACCTACGCTGGTAACACTACTGACAACTCAGTAATGCTAAACACCTTCATTGGTGACCTAACCCGTATTGTTGATAGCCCAATTGGTGTACGTGGACTGATTTCCACTGGTGTTCTACCAGCTTCTGGAAACATTCTGGAGTACGCAAAGCTTGACACAAACACAGTAACAGTTGACGAACAGGCTGATGAAGGAGATGACCTAACCTATGGTCAGGTTGCTCTTACCACAGCTACTGCTCCTGTCAAGACATTTGGTGGATACACCACTCTGTCACGCCAGGCAATTGAGCGTAGCTCAGTTAACTTCCTAGACGCTCACATGAGAGCTATGGCAGTTGCTGTTGCTAACAACCTTAACGGATTTGTTCGTTCTGCTTTCAACACCCAGTACTCTGCACACGTAACCACTGGTGGTGCTGCAGTTGTAGACCTAGGTGCTGCTCTAACATCAGCTACTTATGGTGACTGGCTAGACGCTATCGTTGAAGGTGCTGACAAGTTCCAGACTCGTGGTTGGACCATTGATGCTCTTGTAGTTTCCAAGGACGTATTCAAGTCCCTGATGAAGCTAGAAGGCTCTGATGGAAGACCATTGATGATTGTTCAGGGCAACAATGGTGTAAACACTGTTGGTGCTGTTAACCCACTTGCACTAGGTGCATCCTTCGCTGGTCTGACAGTTGCAGTTGACACTGCTCTGTCAAATGGAACAGCTGCATTCGTTAACGGTAACGCAATGCGTCTGTACACCAACCCAGTAGTATCTCTGACAGATGACAACATCATCAACCTCAGCCGTGACTTCTCCGTATACCAGTACGGTGCACTTGCTAACGAGGCTCCAGAGGCACTAGTTCCAGTAGTTGCATAATTAAGTTAGGAGTTCAGAATGGCGGTAGATTTAGCAAAACTAGCATCATACGTTGGATTTAAAGTAGTAGAAGGAAACAACTACGACTTTGAAGATGGCTGTATCCAGACTGCTGTTGCTTTGATTAATAATTATGTAGGGACAGCTTCTGTACCTGCTGTAATCAAAGACCAGGCAATTCTGTTGGCAGCTAGTGAACTATTTCACCGCCGTTCTGCCCCTAATGGAATTGCACAGTTTGCAACTATGGATGGACAACCATTCCGTGTTGCAAAAGACCCAATGAATGCTGTATATCCACTATTGCTACCATTTGTGAAGGCTGGAGTGTAATGGCTAACGAGATTACTACTGCAAAGGAACAGTTCAATCAGGCTCTAAAAGATGCTGGATTGGATTCTATGCCTTTCCTACCAGAAAGAATTGTTCCACCAATTGTAGTTATTAATTCTGGAAATCCATTTATTACACCTGAAACAGTAGGTAACGAATATGTGATGTCACTAGAAGTTATTCTTGTGGCAGGTACAGCAACAAATGAGTCTGCTACAGAAACACTGGAACAACTCATTGAAGATGTACTCAAGGCACTACCTAGCTTTGCTAGGCTGCTTAGGGTAGAAAAACCATATTCACTGGCATACAACAACGCTGAATACGTTGCTACAAGTGTGCTTGTGGAAATATCAATAACAATATAAGGAGAGTCAAACATGGCTGCATCAACACGCATTAAGGCTCAGAACATTGTGTTCAAGATTGGTACAACTGACTACGCTTGTGACGCAACTTCTGTAAACCTTGAATTGGGTGACGCACCTGGTGACGTTCGTACGTTCTGTGAGGTATCAGTTGGTAAGCAGTGGACATTGACACTTGAAGGTATTACTTCTGGTGACAGTGCTTCTCTATACCGTGTACT